CCCCAGCTGTTGTTGCTAACCTCAATGCTTGGTATCCTACAGCTGTGTTACCAGCTCCGCTTGTTAAATCTTGTAATGCATCATAACCAATCGCAACTGTTCCGTTTGCACCTGTATGATTTATGGCAGTTCCCGCACTATTACCGATTAAAACTGTATTTGATGTAGTCGTTATACTATTTCCTGCTGCTCTTCCCATTACAACATTGTCACCACCTGATGTTACAGCACTTAATGTCCAGTAACCTACAGCAGTATTTCTCATAGCTCCAGCTAAAGCAGAGTCCATTGAATATGTACCGATACCGACATTTTGACTTGAAGCGACATTAGTCCAAGTACCACCACCAGCATCTTGACCAATAAAAATATTATCCTCTGACGCAAGTGAAGTTGAACCAGCATCTGTGTCATTCATAGCTTGATAACCGATAGCAATGTTTCTTATACCAGTTGTGTGAACTTTTAGAGCTTGATAACCGATAGCAATATTTCCAGCCCCTGAAGTAAGGCTTCTTAACGCATCTGTACCTATAGCTACTGTATTATCAGCACCTGATGTCATATTTGCAATACCTGCATTAGAACCGATTATAACAGCACCATCTACATCTGTAGTTCCTGTTCCTGCACTCTGACCAATCATTACATTAACCCCACCAGTCGTGAGAGCATCTCCTGCACCATATCCTACAGCGACATTTTTGTCTCCTGTAGTAATTGATAATAAACTTTGATATCCAACTGCGGTATTGCCTTCATTAGTATTGTTCCCAGCAGTCCCTGATGAAAGCATAGATTGATAACCTATGGCAGTATTGTCACCTCCACCATCTATAATTTTACCTGCCTCATATCCAATATAGACATTATTACTTCTTTGATAAATATTATAACCCGCAAGTTCTCCTAATAATACATTTTTTTCTCCAGTAGCAATAGTCCTTCCAGCGTTGTACCCCAAAGCAGTATTGCTATCTCCTGTCGTTAATCCTCTACCTGAATTTCCACCAATCATTGTATTATTTGTAGCATCATTAAGACTACCTGAACCTGCACGATGCCCGATAAATATATTCCTTATACTGCCATCATCTATGCTATTACCTGCTAAGTATCCAAATACAGTATTTCCACTATTGCTATCTTCATCTCCAGTACCACCACTATCATTATTACTAAGACTGATGCGAGAACCAGCACTAAGTTTAAACATTGTAACAGTACTTGCATTTTCTATTACCTGAAATTGTAATCGACCATCTTCAGTTCCCCCAGTAACATCATCACTATATGCAGATATATTAACATAATTGTGAACACTAGCACCTGAATCATTACCATTAAATTGTATATATCCTAAACTGTCATTATCGGCTGGAGAGCTAGTGTTGTGAAATATTTGAATACCACCCATATCTGTACCAGCTTGAGTAGATTCAATTTTTAATATAGCATCAGTAGTGTCTTTAATATGTAGATTACAGCCTGATGTGGGTGAGGCAGTTCCGATACCAACACTACCATCATCTTTTATATAAAAAGCATCATCTGTGGAATCACTTCGTATACTAACATCCCCAGTAGAATGCATTTCAATTTTAGAATTTGTTCCTTGCCTACCTTGGTACTCGGACATTCTTTCGATAATACTATTGTTACCAACGATAGCAGTCCCACTACCAAATAATGCATAACCACCAAATGTAGTTTTAGTAGAGTCAATAAGGATTTCAGTAGTGCCATCAATATCAAAGCGATGCTTTTGACCACTACCTACAGTAAATTTTAATTCAGGATTATCCCATACCAGACTCGCATTACTACCAACTAACAAACCTTTTCCATTTGTATCGGCAACATTGACTTTTACTTGACCATTAGTAGTGTCTACAACAAAAATATCTCCACCATCTGATGCTTTTCTTACTAGAAATGCTTCAGTATCTGTTTTCTCTATTACTTGAGTGCCTTCGATTATCTCGTCAAAACTAAATGAACCACCACCTTCTACTTTTAAATCACCTGTGATAGTAATGTCACCATCTATAGTACCGCCTTTTGAAAGATCAGGAGTGACGGCACTCCCCATTCCTCCGTACATTATACTTCTACCAATCTAACTGCACCAGTTGTAGTAGAAGTGGAGTTATAATTAAAATAAATTGTTGTACCTAGTCCTCTA